AGGGCGAACTCACAGCTTCTTACGAAGACCTCGTCGATTGTTTCGGCGAACCACAATACACTGAAACATCAGGCGACGGAAAAGTCGATGTCGAGTGGAATCTTAAAATCACAGAGCCAGACTTCAACGAAGAGCATGATGTCACAATCTATAATTGGAAAGATTATGATGGTGGCTTAGAATGTAAAACTAATCCAAGATATGAATGGCACATTGGTGGCCGTAATGTTCTTGCAAGTGTTTACTTAAAAGAAGCATTTGACGAAAGACTTTGGGAGACAGCGTAATGTCAAAAAAATCTTATAACGCAGTAATGAAAGAGCTTAAAGCAATTAAAAAAGAATTGGATAAAAAAGCTTCTAAAGTAAAGTTCCAAGCGATGAAAGAAAACGCTAAGAACGAACGAGCTGCAGACAATTTGGCTCGTGACAAACAACCATTTGACTTGTACTATGCTGAGGATAAGTTCAATCCATCTCTTGAGCTTGGATATGACCAAAAACCTGGTTTTAGCGATACATACTAAATGGAATTAATAGCTTACTTCTTAATCACAGTGTTCTTTACTGTGTTAGCTGTAAAAACTATTATAGTAGGATTAGAAATAATGTACAAATATGCATTTACTATTTTAACACTAATCCTTTTGATTGCAATATTTGCTTAGGAATATATAATGATTGTAAGTATGACTGGACCACGAGGTGGTAAAATTCCATTGGATTTACATGGAATGTCTTTATTAGCAACACAGTCTTTTGCTAAACAATTAAAAATAAACCGACTTAAATCGCACATTGAAGTGCGTTTCCATCATAAAGCTTTTATTGATGGTACTGCTGAAGGTTACTGTGAAGCTGTCGATAATCGAAACTTTATTATCGATGTTGCTCTCTATAGTAATTGGATGGCAACCCTAGCTCACGAAATGGTGCATGTAAAACAATTTGCACGGAATGAGCTTAATTCGGGCCTTACTGTATGGAAAGGTAAGGACCACACAGACACAGAGTATTGGGACCAACCTTGGGAAAAGGAAGCCCGACGCTTACAAAACAAAATGGTAGTTCAGTTTGAAAAGGACTTAAATTCGTGACAACGGAAGAATACTACAGAGCACTTGAAAAACACGATTGGTATTACAATTATAGTGACGACCATCGTGCGTGGACAAAAGGTCTAGAAGAAAGTAGACGACTACAAGCATGTTGCCAAGAGAACGACATCTTTACGAAGATGTACAAAGACTTTAGCAATTGGCAGAATAATCCTAGAGAGATTAAGAAACCAATGTTAACAGACTATAAACCAGTCTGAATCAGTAACAACGCGCTTGTAGCTCAGTGGATAGAGCAGTAGCCTTCTAAGCTATTGGTCGGAGGTTCGAATCCTCCCAGGCGCGCCAATTAATGCCTCGGTGGTGAAATTGGTAAACACAAGGGACTTAAAATCCCTCGGCAGAAATGCCTTGCCGGTTCAAGTCCGGCTCGAGGTACCACTTTAAGAGATAGGAATATGAGTGACAAAAAGATTCCATTAAAGGGCGGGGACGAATATGATGCCCTTACAAAAGCTCGTAAGTTTTATAAATATCTGGATAGGTCAGGTGTTGTTAAAAAGATTAAAAGACAATATAACAAAAGGTTTAGAAAAGATGGAAAAGCAAAAATTAAGAAATCCGGTGGCGAAGAACTGTAATAAGTTCAATAAACCTGCTACGCACAAAGACCGCAAAAGAGCTATGAAACAAGGATATGTAAAACATGGGGCACGACTAGGGTCAATCTCTTATTTGCAATAAAAGATTTTGTAGGGGCAGAACCTACATGCTCCACCACGAAGATAGATTATGAAAGAAAAAGCTTATATATTTGATGTAGATGGTACGTTAACTCCTAGTAGAGGTGTTATGGATGCCGAATTTAAAGAACTCTTTTTAGCTTTTGCAAAAGAGCATACTGTTTATCTCATAACAGGTTCTGATAGACCAAAAACATTTGAACAAGTAGGCTTTGAAATTTACGAAGCTTGTAAAGCTGTGTACCAATGTAATGGTGGTGAAGTATGGGAAGGTAATCGAAGAGTGAGAAATCACGAATGGAAACTATCATACGAAGTTAAGCATTTTTTAGACCAGCTGATACACCACTCAAGATATCCTATTAAAACTGGTACTCATCTCGAGTCGCGAACAGGTATGGTTAATATATCTACTGTTGGACGAGATTGTAATCAACAACAAAGAGAAGATTACGCAAAATGGGATGCAGTAAACAACGAACGTAAAGCACTTGCAATGGTTATAGAAAAACAGTTTAGTGATTTACAAACAGCAATTGGTGGTCAAATTTCCATTGATATATACCCAAAAGGGCTGAATAAAAGCGTTATTGCTAATGATTTAAACGAAGAATACGAATTGTATTTTTACGGAGATAAATGTAATCATGGCGGTAATGATTATCCGTTGTCAATGATTATTGAGTTAGGTCATTATGGTAAATCTTTCAATGTAAAAGATTGGAACGAAACAATGGAATATTTAAAAGAGGAAACAAAATGAGTACAGAAACAGCAGGAAGAAAAAAAATTACTTATAACCACCAAATTAAAGAAGGTGTTGTATTAGAAGTAATTGGAACAATAAACGAAGTCAACGACACGACAACATTTGTGCGAAGACTTGATGGTATTATAGTTGATATACCAACAGCAAACATTACAAATACGGAAACATTAACTTAATGGTTTCTGACCCTGCCCTTGCTATGAAAAAAGAAGTTAAAGAACAGTACAAAGAAAGTACAATGTCTAAAGCTGGAAAGTTGGCTATGGAGCTCAATGCTGAACGTAGTCGCCTTCGTGCTGAAATGGAAGAACTTCAAGAACAGGTAGATACATTTGCACCTAGTACACCAACCGGTGGATTAGATAGTTATGTTAAATGGGTAGCAACAACTTTTGCAGTTGTTGGAGTATTTCTACAAAGTGCAGGGTTTATGACAGAAGGTAAAATAGCATATGCATTAAGCTCGATCGCTTGGGTATATGTTGGTCAATGTTGGAATGATAAAGCAATTATGATTGGTAGTGCAATTACTGGCACAGCAGTGCTGATGAATTTAGCGGAGCTTATAAAATGATACGTAGTGAACGTGGTGAAAAGAAATTAGATTGGTATATTAAGTGGGTAGCAAGTTTCTTTGTTTTATCTGCTATTATATTCCGCTCATCTGGAGCTGATTACCATTTATTAGATTTATATTTTAGTTTTATTGGTATTGGATTGTGGATGTGGGTTTCCATTTTATGGGAAGACAGAGCACTAATACTTTTAAACGGAGTAGGATGGTCCTTTTTGGCTGTGGGTATTATGAAAGACCACGGCTTATTTTGGATTAACTGGTGGCAATCTCTTTTGGGGTTGACAAATTAGAAGAAACGTGTTATAATAACACTTTACAACATCTCTCCTTAGCTCAGCTGGATAGAGTACCTGGCTACGAACCAGGCGGTCGGGAGTTCGAATCTCTCAGGGGAGGCCAATTTATAGAATGGAAAATATTATTATGGGTACAGAAGAAAAAGGCAAATTATTAGAAGCTTTAAAGAAAGGAACAGTAACAGTGTCCTTTCGTAAAATTGATACAGGAGATTTAAGAGTCATGCCATGCACTCTCAATCCAACAGTGTTAGAAGCAAATGGCGTAACGAACAAAGTAAATGTGCAGAGTCCAGATACTGAAGCGTTTCCTGTTTGGTCATTAGACAAAGACGCGTGGCGATCATTTAGATTAGATACCGTAGAAGGTTGGGAGGTGTTAGGTGAGTAGAACAAGAACAAGTTCAATTCGTAGAGAAACAATTCAAGGCGAGAACGCAAGTGGAAGTGGTGGACCAGATTCCATGTTTGTAGTTGACTTAATTGAGAACGGAAGAGTCGTAGAGTCTCGTAAGTTACCAGGTAAAAGTCAATCCTATGCAAACGATGTTGCAGAAAATTGGAACTCAGGCCTCATACAGCTGTTAATTGATTAATAAATATCTATGAGATTATTCGAGTATAGCTACCAAGGTGTCAGAATATTTTCTGAAAGACCTTATGGCTATAAAAGATATATTGTAGTTTATGATGATGGTAGACAAACCATGTATAGTGGACTATGGTATAAACTCGATAGAATCAAAGATATAATCAAAGAGCAGGTGGATAAAGTTGAGTAGATTACAGACAAGCGGAACAATTTCTCTAAACGATATTCGTAACCAATTTGGAGCGAGTGGTACTCCAGATATGGCAGAATACTATCGAGGCGGAACAAACGCAGCTCGAGTTCATAGCTACGGCTCAGGTCACAATACAAATGTTCCAACAAGTGGAACTATTTCTATGTCTAACTTTTATGGTGCACATAGAGGTTGGCATTTAGTATGTGGTCAAATTAACTTTGGTTCTATAATTAGTAACTATGGCTACTCAGATGGTGTTATTATTCCTGCAATGGGTTCAATACTACCAAACAATTACCGTGGTGCAGTCATAATGGGAATGTATCGAGTAAGAACAACCTTTAAAGGAACTCAACATTCTCAAGTAATTTATATGCGAGGCGGTAGACCACGAAATCATTTTAACAGATACTCAGATGGAAATGTTACTTTATACACTTCTAATGCTTCTTACTTTGTAGGTACAAGAAATGGTGTGTACTGTACAAGTTGGATTTGGGGTTCTAACTATGTTAGCAATCTCGGCTCTTATTCAAACGGTGCTACTATTTCACCAGAAACAATTCAATAGGAAATTTTTATATTATGGCAATACAATTTGATTTAATCACAGAGATTAACGATACAGAATTTAACAGAATGTTTGATGACTGTATTGATAACTTAAATAGCGGAAGCTATCCCTGGGAAGATACACCTGTTGCAGAAGGCGACAATGAAGCAAAGCGCGTATATCTTCGCACACAATTTCAATCACATCTTGATGCAGACGACGGAGTTCTTTTTGTATGTTCAGAAGATGGATACGCACTTACATTAAGTTCAGGCTTTGTGAATGGTACTCACTTTCTTGGTACGATGATATTAATTGGTCGTAATCAAGCAGGAAGTAAATCATATATGCATGCCGAAGAATACCATGTAGCTAGAGAAGCTTTTTGGGACCAAGTAAATTATGCAACTTGGGATTTTCAAACACTAGGCGCAGGCACAGCATTCTTCGACCATGTAGCAGATGTTTATAGCGAGACAGTAACAAACAATCCAGAGTGGATTCGGAATGCTCGAATGGCTCGTTCTAAAGAAGGAGATATGGCAGGTGAGATTGTAGCTAATGTAGCAAACACAACTATGTATCCTGCTCATTCACTACAAGAAAATCAGCTCGGTAATTCTTCACTTAAAATGGTAGTATCAGAAAAAATCGCAGATTTCGATGATGGTATCGCACTTGAAGCAGAAGACGACGCTGAAAGATTACAATGGGAAGCAGGGACGCATCCCGACCAACAACCAACAGAAGAATAGGAATATATTATGAACTATAAAGGACACAACGTCGAAACACTAACGTCAGTCAAAAAGAAAATCATTGATGATGCTACTAAACCATTTGATGCATTTAATGAAGGACCTTTCAAAAACTCGTTAAACAAAATGGATGGCGTATTTAGAAAAGAAGCAATTTCATATAGAGTACACAACGGTTATCTATATAAGGAAACAGCGATCAGAGATTTTTCAGATGGTGACTATCACGACACTGTAAAAATCGAAACATTACATTCAGTGGAAAAATAAAACCAAGGGACCATTGCGGTCCCTTTAGAAAGCAAAATGAATCTACTTCTTCGTCATGGCTTGAGCACCAAAGAACGCGGCAACAATACCAGCAACAGCAATAAAATATACTCCTGCCATATCGCCCAAGATATCAGCTGCTTTTTCATAACCGACTACATTAGAGCCAATTACTAAAACAGGATATGCTAACATTCCATATAATGAAAACCATGCCATTTGACGCTGTGCATCGCGCATCGCATCGGCATCTTCGAGCTCTTTTCTTTTGAACTCAAGAAACATATCATGCTCAACTTTAGTGACCTTTCCGTCTCCGTTAGTATCAGCAGGGTGATATGCTTTTGATTCTACTTTCTTATCTTCATCAGCCATTATTTTATGCCTCTGTTTTCCAAAGTGTCCATGCACCGTATAATAAACCGGCCCATGCTACTAGTTCGATGATTCCACCGAAAAGTAAATATCCACCGCAAACAGCAATAATTAAACCACCATCCCACGATGTTCTTTCTCCTAGTCTGTCAAGAAGCCAATCTTTACCAAGATTAACAATTCCTTTTATACTATCTAAATTTAACATACAAATTCTCCGTTGTTATTTTTATCAAATCAGCATGACTATGAAACTATTTATAAATAAACTTTGTGAAAACCAAACAATATAATGGAGTCATCAATGTCAAACAATCTTAAAGCTCTCACCAAAGAGCATCACGACAACGCAGAACGAACTGAATTTGCAGATATGCTATTAAGTGGAAACATTCCACCTAGACTATATCAGCAATATTTGGCTGCACAATTAGCTAACTATGCATCACTTGAAAGCGCAGTTTCAGTTCCTATTGAATTGGAATCTATTTTCAGGTCAACACAAATTGAAGATGATTTAATTGAAATCGAAAACATGTACGATTTTGAACCAGTTGAAGAGCCTTTAAAAAGTGTAGTTGAATACCAAAAACATATTGATGTACTTTGCGAAGACGAAAACAATACTGGACTATTAGCTCATCTATATGTAAGACATTTTGGTGATGCCCATGGTGGTCAAATTATTAAGAAACATATTCCTGGCAATGGAGCTATGTATGAGTTTGACGACAGGAAAGGACTTATCACTGGAGTAAGAGAATTACTACATGATGATATGGCTAATGAAGCAAAAATATGTTTTGAATTTGCAGAGCGAATGTTCTTTGAACTTATAGAACTATATCACGACAATCCTGAAGATTATGATAGCAGTGAAACAATACTAGCAGAACTACAAGAAAAGTACGACGATTAATGATTGAGTCAGAATTATTTGATAGATTGAGAAATTTGTCTAATGAGTTGAGAAGCTTATTTAGTACTCGAATGCATGAAGTTGAAAATACAAAACATGTAGCTGACCTTGAAGGTTGGAGCGATTACTTTTGGGAAAGCGATATCATACGAAAAGCTCATCTCAAAACAATAGAACCTGTAGGTAAAAACAAACTTTGGTTAATGCATATTAATATATTTCCAAGAGAACATGTTAATTTGCCTATATTTGGTTTAGACATAGTTGCAAACCCTAAAAAAATATCTGGGTGTTTCTGTGACTATTCTCCTATTACTGAAGGCCCTCACCCTTATCTGGATAAATTTAAATACGAGACTAATGGGTTAACATGGACCCGAGCTCGTGTCATGCCTGAGTGGGCTGAGGAAATATTTAGCGAGAACATCGTAGGAGCTGGTTCAATACGAGAAGGTGAAGAAACAAATCAGCTTTGTGATATGGCACTTAATCTTGCTTCGTTTTACTGTATGGAAATGAGTAATCCAGCTCATAGTAAAGACAAAGAACTCAACACACTTGAAGCACAGAACAAATATTGTCGTAATCAAAAGCTCAACAAAATGCTTCACAGTTCAATCCTTGCAATGGGGATATCTGAAGAGCGCAAGAACCAATATGTCGACAATGTATTATTTGAAGAAGTATAGCAAATAAAGGTTGACAAACCCTACATAACATGTTATAATATACAGGTCTTAAGGTAATAAGGCCTTATCAAATCAAATATACTTACGTGTCGACAAAAGAATCTTTTTTAAACATATTAACGAAACATGTTGACAGCATGGACATAATAGTATATAATAACAGGACATTATGAAAAAACAAAAAACAGAAGGGAAAGATAACATGGGAGTCGTTGCGCTGACACCAGATAGAATACATCACGAAATCTCTTCGAAATTATCTAAGGGTGTTCCTTATATCGACGCTCTCGTAGATTTCGCAGAAAAAAACAACTTAGAAATTGAAACAATAGCTCAAATTGTGAAGAAGAGCTCAATACTAAAAGAAAAGATTAAAACAGAAGCCATTAGTTTACGAATGGTTAAACCAGAAGAGCCCAACTTAGACGACATTATTAAAGGTTGTTAAATGGTAGATTCTGGATTTGAAACATATATAAAATATCTAGCACTCAAAAAGCATTTCACATCTGATGGCTATGACTACCACAAATACAATGGTAAAGTCAGAGCTTCAATGGATACTTTTCGTACTAGAAAAGACGCATATAGTTTTGCAAAATTAGCAAAAAAAGATGATGTTGTTAACTTTATGCTTGCAAATTTTATAAATAATCCAAATATCTGGATAAGGCAATTACTCGATTATGAGGCCCAAGACAGATATAACGATTGGAGGAAAAAGCAAGAGTCATTGACTTACACTTTTAAATCCGAGCTGAAAAATCTCAAAGAAGATTGGACAGCAAATTTTATATCAAGGGATGGTCAACATCCATACATTATGACTCTGTATAGTCAGAAGAAGATTTCATTAGAGACCTTCACCATTCTAACTCATACAGCCAATATTTTTGATTATTGGGGTGAAAAAATTGTTGACAAAATAATCTCACATGATATAATAAGACTATCTAGAAAGTATAAACCCTTTCTAGTATATGATGAACGAAAGTTTAAAGACATTATTCGTGTCTACTTTCAATTGTAATATTACGCTATATAACGCTATACAAAGGAGAAAACTATTATGGCAACTACAAACTTTGCTTCGCTTAAGAAGAATCGTACGAAGTCACTCGATACGCTCAATGCGCAACTCGATAAGATTTCAACTAAATCATACCAAGACCCAAACGAGGGTAAATTCTGGAAACCAACAAGAGATAAAGCTGGTAACGGCTTTGCGATTATTCGTTTCCTACCTGCTTGTGAAAACGAGGAGATGCCTTTCGTAAGAATTTGGGACCATGGTTTCCAAGGCCCTACAGGACTTTGGTATATTGAAAACAGCTTGACTACTATCAACCAAGACGATCCAGTATCTGAATACAACTCTAAGTTGTGGAATTCTGGTATCGATGCTGATAAAGACCAAGCTCGTAAACAGAAACGTAGGTTGAAGTATACTTCAAATATCTATGTTGTCAAAGACCCAGCAAACCCAGATAACGAAGGTAAAGTCTTCATGTACTCATTTGGTAAGAAAATATTCGACAAGTTGAATGACTTGATGAATCCTACCTTTGAAGATGAAGAACCAGTAAATCCATTCGATTTATGGGAAGGTGCAAACTTTAGACTAAAAATTCGTAAGTTTGAGGGTTACCCAAACTATGATAAGTCAGAGTTTGACTCACCAACACCGCTATTAGATGATGATGAAGCACTTGAAGGTGTTTGGAAACAAGAGCATTCTTTACAAGCTCTCGTAGAACCATCTAACTTTAAAGCATACGATGAACTCAAGACCAAGCTCTTTAGAGTACTTGACCTTGCTAATGAAACTAACGAAGTTTCAGCAGCATCACCGTATGAAGCTAAGGGAGACGATGGATTTGATATCTCAAGCACTATTGCATCGATGCCGGAATCGGCACCAGCTGCAGCAGAAACTGCATCTCAAGTAGATGATGACGACGACGATGACCTTGCAATCTTCAAGGACCTTGCTCGAAATTAATCTAAGGTGGGGGCTCTCGGGTCCCCATATTTACAGGAGAAAGTATGTCAATTAAACCAACAATCGATATGACCAATTTTGACTTCGGCTTTACAGCCATGACAGAAGATGAGTTATCAGTCGTACAAGAAACCAAAGCTCAAGCAGAATCTGCTACAGCATCAGCTGAAGACGCATCAGCAAGAGCCCAAATTATGTACGAAGCTATCATTCCATTGTTAAACAATCTCAAAGCGAATCCAGAAAAAGATTATATCTATTGGCCGAATCGTTATGAGAAGCTTGACGCTTTTGCAGATAAACTACATCAAATTCTAAGCGGAGAATAAATTATGAGTCTACTTGACAAAATGTTGAAGGCGGGGTCAGTCAAAGGGTCGACTGTCCTATCAAAGAGTTCCTTCTTTAATACCAAAGACCCAATACAAACTGAACTACCTATTGTGAATATCGCATTCTGCGGTTCTCTCAAAGGTGGTTTATTACCAGGTTTAACTGTAGTAGCAGGTGAATCCAAGAGTTTTAAAACACTACTTGGTCTCTATTGCATGAAAGCTTACCTAAACAAATACCCAGATGGTGTTGCTATCTTATATGACTCAGAGTATGGTATTACTCCAGAGTATCTAGAAAGCTACAACATTGATACCGACCGTGTTATTCACGTACCAATCGAAGACGTAGAGCAACTTAAGTTTGATGCTACTAAACGACTAGACGAGATTGACAAAGGAGATAAAGTCTTTATAATGATTGACTCTATTGGTAACTTAGCTTCTCGTAAAGAAGTACAAGATGCCCTAGACGAAAAATCAGTTGCTGATATGACAAGAGCAAAACAGCTCAAATCATTATTCAGAATTGTTACACCTAAGTTAACAGGTAAAGATATTCCATTGATAGCGATCAACCACACTTATAAAGAGATTGGTCTATTTCCTAAGAACATTGTTTCTGGTGGTACAGGTATTTACTATTCGGCTAACCAAATCTTTATCATTGGTAAATCTCAACAGAAAGAAGGTACTGACCTGAAAGGGTTCAAGTTCACAATTAATATTGAGAAATCCAGATATGTTAAAGAGAAAGCTAAACTACCATTTACCGTACTTTACGATACTGGTATTCAGAAATATTCAAGTTTATTTGAATTAGCACTTGAGTCTGGTCATTTGACTAAGGCAAATCAAGGGTGGTATAATTTAGTTAATATGGATACGGGTGAAATTATTGACCCTAAACGTAGACTAAAAGATATTGAACAAGACAATGAGTTCTTTGAAGGACTGATTGCTGACCCAAGATTTAATGATTATGTTGAAAGCAAATTTAAATTAACTACACTTGAAATGGGAGAAGCTGAAGATGATAGAGAAGACGATACTATCGAATCTGATACTGAATAACGAATATAGCCGAAAGGTATTTCCTTATCTAAAAGATGATTATTTCGAAGATATCTCTTATCGTAAAATCTTTAACTCTGTTACTGAATATGTAGAGCAATACAAAGAGCCTCCCACCATAGAGGCTCTTAAGCTCTCACTCGAAAAGCGTAAAGACTTAAACGAAGATACTTATAATACCATCCAAGATATGTTGGGTGAGTTTGAGATTGACAAAACAACTAATCCTCAGTTCTTGCTTGACGAGACTGAGAAGTTTTGCCAAGACAAAGACTTGTATAATAGTATTCGTAAAAGTATTCTTATACTCGACGGACAAGATGGTGAAAACGATAAAGGTAATATTCCAAAACTATTACAAGATAGCTTAGGTATATCTTTTGACTCAAGTGTTGGTCACGACTTCTTAAATGACTATGAAGATCGTTATGAGCACTATCATCGTAAAGAAGAGCGGATTCCGTTTGACATCGATATTCTAAACAAAATTACTAAAGGTGGTTTACCTCGTAAATCAATGACTGTATTACTTGCTACGACTGGGGGTGGTAAATCACTACTCAAATGTCACATGGCAGCTAATCATCTCATGTATGGTAAAAATGTTCTTTATATCACTATGGAAATGGCTGAAGAAGAAATCGGCCGTCGTATTGATGCGAACATTATGGATATTACAATGGACGAAGTGAATGAGATTCCAAGAGATGTTTATGAAAAAAGACTCAGCAGATACAAAACAAAAACCACAGGGAAACTTGTTATTAAAGAGTACCCTACTGGTTCTGTTCATTCTGGTCACTTTAGACACTTACTAAATGAACTTGAACAGAAGAAAAACTTTAAACCTGATGTGATATTCCTTGACTATCTTAACATTTGTGCTTCATCTCGTGTAAGAGGTGCTGCAGCATCAAGTAGTTATAACCTTGTTAAGAGTATTGCTGAAGAGGTACGTGGTCTTGCAATGGAGTTCAACTGTGCTCTTGTAACATCATCTCAGTTTAACCGTGATGGTTATGGTAACTCTGATGTTGACCTTACTAATACATCTGAATCTATGGGTATTACTCATACTGCTGACTGTATTCTTGGTCTCGTAACATCTGAACAGCTTGACGAACTTGGACAACTCATGCTCAAACAATTGAAGAATCGTTGGGGTGACATCAGTTGGTATCGTAGGTTCTTAGTTGGTATTGATAGAGCAAAGATGAAAATCTATGAACTCGAAGAGAGTGCTCAAAACAATATTAACATGGACGACAGTTCTGGCGGTAACTCTGGAAAAAAGACGAAGAGCTATGACGATGACGGACCAGTGTTCGACAAAACAGACATAGGTCAGCGACTTGGTAGTAAGAGTAAAAGAAAAGGTGTTTTCAACGACGTTCAACTAATTTAATTTTTATAAATAACTGAAACACCACATTTCAAGTAAAAGGTATTATGAAAAGTTTTAGTTCATTTGCTAAAGACAAAACAAAAAAAGAAGACGGCCCTTGTTGGAAATCTCACAAACAAGTGGGAATGAAAAAGAAGGGTGGTAAGCTTGTTCCTAATTGTGTACCTAAAGAAAGTATAGATTTAGGCTTTAGTGCATTTTTAGGTGAAGCTCCTATTGATGTTCCAGACTTTACTGGAGATGAAGAATCATTTGCTATTGATGTTCTAGGTAAACTCGACGATGGTATATCAACTATTGAAAGTGCGATCGAGCTCGACAATAGACCTGGTAAATCTAATACTAAAAAGATTGGTATGTTCGCCATTATGAATGGTGATAAACGAGTTAAATTTGCTTCATTAGCAAGACAAATTATTGCTGATACTGAAGAGTTAGAAGAAGGCCCAGAGCCACCAGCTGATAGAATCGACAAAGATTTTACCATTAAACATAAGGACATGAGTAGATATATCTATGTTAACTCTAGACCTGATGGAAAAGCAAGTAAAGCAGGTGATGACCCTAATGAGTTAATGACCGCAGCTTTATGTCTTAAATCTAGATTAACTGCACCAAGTACAGTTGAAGAAATGGACGAGCTTATTGAATTTTGTAAGCAAGAAGCTAACAGTCGTAATGTTCTAGGTGCATCTGCAGGTCAAATTGCAAGTTTAGATGGACAAGATTATGTTAACCTTTGTCAAGCAGTATCGGCTGCATTATCTATTCACGCTAACGGTTATGGTAATGCTGATAAAGTTTATTTAACAGGACAAGCTTGGGATAAAGACGTTAGACAATTCCAAATTACAAAATATGGAATGAAAGACTTTAATAGTTCTGATTTTATTTGTAAAAAGGGCGCTAACTTTATTGGTATATCTCTTAAAAAGAAAAAGAGAATCACAGAAGCAGACCCAACACTTATTAACAAATCATTTAGTACACTTTTCCAAGATAGTAAATTTAATGCAATGATGACAACTCTTGATAGAAGTGCAGCTGCATTTTATATTAAGGTACTCAGAAAAGCGTCTCGTAATCCTAAAGAATATAATGTACCTCCAGCCGTAGTTACTGCTATAAAGGGTGTTAAGTTAAGTCAAACCAATTGGAAAAAGTTTGTACAACGTATTCCAAACGATTTAATTAATTCTGAATTAAAATCAGCAGGTAATCGTAATTTATTCCAAAAAATGTTTACTATCATTATGAGGAATAAAGACTTAATGGCTAACCAATTAATTAATTTGATATTTAAATCAGATTTACGAACATTAAAGCAAGTCAACTTTGATTTTGCTCTTGTTACAGGTATTGGTGATTATGGTCCTCGTAAAGGTGTAGATGTTAAACCTGGTGAATACAAAGACATTGAAACGACATCAAGTAAATTAAATACATTACTAAAAGACCAAGGCGTAGGATTCAGAAAAACACCTGGCGCAATTCAAGCATTTGATGTAGGTGCTACAGCTGCTATGTTAAAGTTTGATTTAATGATTGGTGATTTACCAGTATGTCATATCGAATTAAGATATAAAGGTAACTTTAGGTCAGCACCGAGTTTCCTAGCAAAAATGACAGACGAATTTAAAGCAGAATTCCAGGATAAAATAACATGATAAGGTTTAAGACATATTTGGAAGAAGCAGCTGGAGCTAATCTCCACATGACTCATTTAGAAGATGCTGTCTTAGATGGTGGAGTAAACGGAACACGAAATGTATTCCAATATCTTCAAGCACTTCGTGATATGCTTGGTGGTAATACAAAAGCACCAGTTAAAATATCAGTTAAATGGGACGGAGCTCCTGCTATCTTTGCAGGTACTGACCCATCAGATGGTAAATTCTTTGTTGCTAAAAAAGGAGTATTTAACAAGACTCCAAAACTATATAAAACAAATGCAGAAATAGACAATGATTTAAGCGGAGATTTAGGAGCTAAATTTAAAGTAGCTCTTGCAGAATTCTCTAAGCTAGGAATTGAAGGAGTGGTGCAAGGTGATTTCCTATATACGAACGACGATCTTAAAACAGAAAATATTGATGGAGAACCGCATATTACTTTCCATCCTAATACCATTGTTTACGCGATACCTAAAGGTTCAGACCTCGGTAAACAAATTGAACAATCCAAAATCGGTGTGGTTTGGCACACAACATACAGAGGTTCAACTCTTGACTCAATGCAAGCAAGTTTTGGAAAGGAGATATCAACAAAACTTAAAGAAATCCCGACAGTCTGGCACGTAGATGCTGTATTCCAAGACCACTCTGGTAAAGCAACATTTACAGCTGCAGAAACAAAGTCATTTAATAAACTCTTATCAGATGCAGGTCGTATATTCAGAACCATTAAGCCATACGCATTGAACGAATTAAAAGATAACGAAGAACTCAATAAAAGAATTAATACATTCATTAACAAGAAAGTACGAGAAAATTCTCGTATTCAAAACGTTCCTGCAGCGATCAATGATATGCAGAAGTTTGTTAATGAATATTATAAAAAAGAAATGGACAAGGTTAAATCACAAGCAGCTAAAGATAGAAAAGCTGCAGTGCGTGACAGTGTCTTAAAATATTTTGCTAAAGGTAATCTTAAAGAAGTTACCAAAGTGTTTACACTATATAATTTATTAGTAGATGCAAAAATGATTGTAATTGCTAAATTGAATTATAGTGATGGATTAAGAACTCTTTTGAAAACAAGAGACGGATTTGAAGTAACAGGACAAGAAGGGTTCGTTGCTATTGACCATCTTGGTCGTAATGCTTTAAAACTTGTTGACAGATTAAACTTCAGCAAAGCAAACTTTAGTACTGAATATATTAAAGGTTGGCAAAAATAATAACATAATATCATGAGGTGATTGTACATGCCTACAAAATTACAACCAAGTCAGGTGGTTAAAGACAGAAATACTGGCAAACTAAAAACAACACATTTTTATATTAAACAAACTCCTAAGGGTGAATTGTTTAAATATATCAATAACAAATCTGGTAAACCAAAAATCAAACAGAAATGTATGAACGAGTTAGCCAGGCGCAAAATCGATATTGTTTGGGTAGACCCCAAAGAATAATCAGTCATTTTTATTATGAATTTAATGACCATAACAATTGACAAACACAGCACAATGTGTTATAATAACTTTTTATCATAGGAGATTTATGAATGGGACGAATAATGGACAGAGGCCACGATGGTGGTAATATATGGAGATGGCAGACCATTGAAAAATATGTCAGAAAAAATGGCTGGACAAAAGGAGCAGAACTTGGAGTATGGGTTGGAGAAACATTTAAGCATTTGGTTAAAACTTGCCACAATTTGCACATTATTGGTGTTGATTTGTACGAGGCTCAACCTGGCTACGATGGACCAGAACAATGGACGAGGGGCGAGAACGGGCATGCATGGGACCACGAAACTTATTACAACGATTTAGTAAGATTCTGTCAAGCATATCCAGGCCGTGCAGAAATAATTAAAGATTATACAACTGAGGCAGCAAAACAAGTAGACGATGAAAGTTTAGATTTTGTCTTTATTGATGCTGACCATAGTTATAATGGTGTTATGAGAGATGTAGAAGCTTGGGCACCAAAAGTAAGAAAAGGTGGAATGATTATTGGGCATGATATACATTTTCCAACTGTTAAGACAGCGGTTGTAGAACTATATGGTGAAGATGGTTATTTTGTTGAAGATGATTTTTTATGGTTTGTTGAGAAGAAGTAAATAATGAAAACAAAAGTGATTAATTTTTATGGTGGACCCTGCTCGGGTAAGAGTACAGCAGCAGCTGGTTTGTTTTATAAGATGAAGTTAGCAGGTTATAGAGTAGAACTCACAGATGAGTTTGCTAAAGAATGTGTATGGGAAGAAAATATCCCAATGCTTAAAGACCAATTATGGATATTAGCTCACCAACATCGTAAGATATTGAGGTTAGCTGGTAAGGTAGATTATATCATCACAGACTCACCAGTCCTGCTGAGTCCAATCTATAGGGAAGCCTATGGTGACCCATTATATACAGACCTTATTGACAAACTTGCTTTAGAGTGTTATAATAAGTATGATAACATTAACTTTATGCTCTCTCGAGCTCGTGAAAACTTTGAAGTTGATGGCCGTGCACAAGACGAAGTGCAAAGTGTAGCTATTGACTTAGACATATTAAAACAATTCCAAACTCTTGGAATTCCTTATCAACAAATAGAAGGGCCAGATAATGCATCGGCCGCCTATGACCATATATTGAGAAAACATGCACATTGAAATAGACAAAATTTACCAACGCGAACTACAGCGTCAACAATCAACAATTGAACTAATTGCATCTGAAAACTTTGCATCAGATTCCGTAATGAAATTATGTGGTTCAGAATTTACAAACAAATATGCAGAGGGTTATCCTGGTCGTCGTTACTATAATGGCTGTGACCAAATGGACGAAATAGAAAACCTTGCAATACAGAAGCTTAAAGATATCTATGATTGTGAGTTTGCAAATGTTCAACCTCATAGTGGAGCTAACGCAAACCTAGCTGTATTCCAAGCATTCCTAGAACCTGGTTCTCGTATCCTTGGAATGGATTTAGCAAGTGGTGGACATTTATCCCACGGTGCTCCAGTTAATATTTCAGGTAAAAACTATGTAACAGCTCATTATGGCGTAGACGAAAATGGTTTAATTGACTATGAAGAAGTTCGTAGAATAGCTTTAAACTTTAGGCCTTCAATGATTATTGCTGGTGCTTCTGCTTATCCTCGTCAAATTAATTGGAAAAAGTTTAAAGAGATTGCAGATGAATGTAGGTCATTATTAATGGTAGATATGGCTCACTATTCAGGCTTGATAGCTGGTGGTGCTTATGATAGTCCAATCCCTTATGCAGATGTAGTTACTTCAACTACTCATAAAACATTAAGAGGCCCTCGTGGTGGAATCATCTTATGGAATAACCCTAAATATACTAAACTGATTAATTCAGCTGTATTCCCAGGTACACAAGGTGGACCATTAATGAATATTATTGCAGCTAAAGCTCAAGCCTTTATTGAAGCAGATACAAAAGAATTTTTTGATTACGCTGAAAATGTGATTAAAAATGCACAAGCAATGTGTAAAGTATTTGAAGAACGAGGAGTTAAAGTACAAACAAGTGGAACAGATTCACATATTATTTTAATGGATTTGAGTGAGAGTAAATATAGTGGTAGGGAATTTGCAGACTTATTAGAAGAGAATGGTATTACTGTAAATAAAAACGGAGTACCAAATGACCCTCGTTCCTTTATGGAAACAAGTGGTATCCGAATAGGTACCGCTGCAGAAACAACAAGAGGCCATGATGAAGCATGGTTTATTAAATTAGCAGAAAGAATAACG